AATTCGTAATTTATGCTCCCGGTGAACCGAAGATACATCTCCAGTCTGAGAATCCAAAAGAATATCTTTCAGATGCTTTGAAACGCATATTTCCTGTTTCAAAATCTGGCTCCATTGATGTTTTCAAAGGTCTTCTTTGGAACATCTTCAGTCCAGTGTTACTCATGTCAGTTAAGATAAAGAATGCATCTGTATCAGTTAAGTAGTGATTTACTACATAACTTTCTGGAAGCATGCCCATAGTTCTTAACGCATTTGTATCGTTATCAGCAGTACCAACTCTTAGGTCACTTTTCAAAATTCTTTGAGCAGTGAACGCAAGTTCTTTAGGTATTACTAGCTTTCTAGCTTGTACCGCTACTGGGATATTTCTGTCATCTGTGAAACCACCAATTGAAATAATTGCGTTTTCTAAAGATGATTCAGAAAGGTCAGCAGCCGTAGTTGGCTCGTTAGCTTGGTCACCTGCCGCAACAGTTGGGTGGTCAGTGGTAATTAATGGTTTACCATCCCCTCCCGGAAAGCTAGTGCTAAATGCATTGTTTAATACATTTGCTGCTTTCACCTGTTTTGTGTAAGCCATTGAACGAGCTAGAGCAGCAGTATATCTTTTTGATAATGTATCATAAAGATTGTCTTCAACCGCTTCTTCAGTGATTGCAAAAGCAAGTGCAACTGTTTCATGCACATATCTTGCAGTCCATTGCTCTGAAGCAGAGTCAAATTCTACTGATGCACCCTCTGACTTAGTTGGTGCAGCACCAAAACCAGTGATAAGAGTTTCCTCTTCAAAGGCTCTGTCTGATGATTCTTCTGTAAAGATTTCAGCGTGTTCACGCTCCCATCTTTTGTACTCCATACCGAATAGGGCGTGGAGTCCCGGCTCCAACTCTTTGACAAGTTGGGTTCTTGATATAACAGCCATTTTATTGTCCTCCTATTATACGCCCACAGTTCCATCAGCATCAATGTGTTGGTTAAGTTCATGTTCATGAATTACAACCTCAAGGATACCATTGGTTCCGTATTCGTTTTTTGGACTGTCAAATTTACGAAGAATTCGTAAGTTTGCAGTTCCAGTTCCTGTTGTTCCACTAACTTCTACTCTACTTTGTCCAGTTAGAGTATCGCCAGAGCCGACAACAATGTCAGCTAGGTTGCCTATGTCTGCAAAGTCAGCAGAACCTGCTGATTGCACGGCAAAAACGATGTTAGGGTCGTCATAAATGTAAGCAGTGACATCGCCACTTGCTTGAGTGGTAGTTCCAGTTGGGAAGTATTTAACAAA